ATATTATAAAATCTACTCCATCGTGTCAAGCCTCATCTTCTGCATGCTTTATATGTCCATTAGGTCGGGGGTCGTTTCCTAAGCTGCGCAATTTGTGATTTCCTTTATCGCATGAGATCTTATCGCTATCATCTTCCCAATCCTCGTCCTTTTCTACAGGTTTGGGTATTTTTTCTATGATTGGTTGATTAACAGGCTCTCGTTCCATAACCTCCTAAAGAAAAGCCCCTTTCGGGGCCTTACTTAAATAATCATTGTTTTTGCAACTGTGGACTTCTCATCGTACCCAAAACGGCTGTCTAGGTAATCACGAATCCATTTACCCAATGCGGTAAGAAAACCCGCTCCAAAGGCTACTAGAAGCGTTCTCCCTGCTTGTTTGGGATCAGACCAGTCTGGTTGTAGAACGAGAGCTTGTGCAATACCAGCACCAACTGAAGCTCTAGCTCCACGATACAAAATAATCGCCCATTCTGGAAATTCTTTTTTCTTTTTCATATTCTCCTTATTTTTTAACGATACTAGTAACACGTTTGACAAATTCTTGCAGTAGTTCAACAAGTGTAGCTGTCTCTAGGCTCTTATTGCTCTTTAGAAGAAGCTGTAGGCGGGCAATTTCGGCTTTTAATTCAACAGTATCCACTTCGTACTCTTTGATCTTTTCACTGTCTTTTTTGGCGTTTGCAGTCATTTGGTCGGTTGTTTTAATCATCTCCTCAATAGCCGAAAGTATACGTGGCATGTCCTGTGGAGAGTTCAACTTAGCAGCTACCTCTTTAATTTGATTGCGAGCGTCAGTAGCTTCATCTCTTGCGGTAGATGCTGAGTCGTTGGCTTCTTTAACCAGTCTTTTTAGATCAACAACGTCCTGAGCTTGAGCTATACCAGCTTTAACGATTTCGTCATATTTTGTTGCTTTAGTAACAAGATTCTCAAAAGTCTCTTTGTCTACTTGAATTGTATTCATATCTTTTAATTGTAGCCAACCTTTCAACCCATTGTATGTGTGGGTTACTATTTTAACTGCTGAACCAAGAGGCCAATTTTGATCCAAGCTTTTAAATGATGATGTCGTTCCTGATTCAAAAACTGAAATATGTCCATAAGGCAGTGATGAAGTGGATTTCCAGATCATAATATCTCCCTGCTTTGGTACTCCTGATGGAGTGTTCTCAACAAAAGTATATCCAGAAGCCTTAGATGGAAAATCACACGCATTCGTTCCGAGAATGATGGGTTGTCCGTCAACCTCTTTCATATAGGCGTTAGCAAGGTCTACGCATTGATTCTGAGCGTTTGGAGATCCACCAACCTCTACAAATTTGCCAAGATATTTTGATTTAAACTGTGAGTATGTCATGACTTCCTTATAACTAATTCTAATGGGGAAGTTTGTATAATCATTGTATTGCCGTTTTGGTCTACTACTTCGTGGCGGTTTTCTTGAGGGTTTTCTAGCCAGTTATTGATGATGTCTTCAAGGACTCTTTCGTTCATTTGACCTCAAATGGTACTTCGTACCTGTATTGTACATCTTTTAGCTTATTGATTTCAAATGAGAGGGTGATTAATATCTGGTAGTCTCCACTTTCAGCGTTCAAAGGAAGCTTAACGGTAGGATCAATAAACTTAGTGCATCCTGGTTTTCCTGATGATGATTCTATAATCGTATCGCTAATCTTTCGACTTACCTTACCGCCATCGAACTCTTCTACTTTGAACAGTGTGTAATTCATCTTAACGGGAGTTTCACGGAATTTGCATATATCAACTAATAAATCAACTGGTTCTCCTGGTTTTGGCGAGTTAGAAACGCTTATGCTATTCATTTCCATGACTTTATAGGGATACACAAAAGTCATAAAAACATAGACTATGGATGCAAATCCTAGAATTATAGATATAACTCCTGCGTGGAAAAATGCTCTGTCTATGTTGTTCATTGAACTGCTTTAACGACTTGAGCCACTACTGCAACCGCAACAGAGGTCAAGACTAATCCAACCATGCCAAATACGATATTTTTAACAGGTAAGAACTCGTTTTTAGCGACATACTTCTCATCGAGTTTTTCAAATAGCTCTTCTTTGAATCGGTAGAAATCGTCTTTAGATAGGTTTGTCATTGCTCTTTCATAAGTAGTTTAATTTCGTCAACAGACTTACTAATGTATTCAAGACGGATTAAAACTTCTTCTACAGTAGGTTTATTCATAGTTCTATCATCTCATTTTTTTAGATAATAGTTACCCTATGACAACTTCCTTAGGATGGAGCTCACGGTTTTTTTACAATCTTCAAAATATGAGTGGCTTTTATCTTTTACGTCTCTTGATAAGTCTTTGAATGTTTGAAGTTCTGATTTTAATTTTTTGTTGAGAAATAGTTTTTCTTCTGGAGTTAGATTCATCTCTTTATAAGATTAACCTGTAGGTCATTTATAGCATTGGTGTAGTGCTTTGCGGCGAAGTCTCTTGTTTCTTGCGACTTGCTCAACCACTCTGGAGCGAAGAAGTAGCCATAGGTAAAGTCAAAGTCGCATTTAATAGGATAATGGTCTAATTTATTTTGCTCTCGCCAGCTTTTATTGAAATATAAATAAGTAGCTTCTGATACTGGAGGCCATTCATGAGTAGGGTCTTGTGAGGCTCTGATTGAATTATAATAAGGGGTTATAAACGTAGCCTTTCCACCTGGAACAAGAATTCTATATACTTCTTCCATGAATTTCATTCTCTCTGCACCAGTCAAATGCTCCACAAAGTGAGAAGCAAACACTTCAGTAGCTGACTCTTTCTTGGCAAACTTCCAAGGAAATTTCTTTAGGTCGCATACGATGTCTACCCCTTTAGTTTTAGCGATGTCCACACCAATAAATCCAGGTTGTTTATTTTGACCACATCCAAAGTCAAATTTAATCTCTACCTTTTTCTGTTTTTTCATACAAACTTTCTTAATAAATTTAAGTAAACCTTACCACGTGATATCATTTTGCAGATCATAATGTCCGACTTTTACTCTAGTATCGCAAGCGAACTTATAGCCATTTTTACCAGCGTCTTCAAAGAAATAAAGGTCTTGAGTATAAGCAGAAGCTCCGTTTTGATTGACTTCTTGAAGTGTCTTGAACCAAGGTTGTCGAAGATTTTTATCCTTAAACAAATCTAGTCTCCAGAGATTGAATCCCATTCCTAGACCGTTTGCTGGCATGACTGTCTCAGGAATAGGCATTTGAGGAATAAAGTTTTTTGGCATTTCTTGAGGGTTGCCATAAATCATTGGCTGTCCACCCTCACCTTTAGTCCAATAAATACCCTGCACTACATCGTATTTATGACCATCAATCTTTCCCTCAATAGACTCATAAAGTTTTAATAGTCCGTCAGCAGGAGGGGCGTTATCTTCTTCAATCGTAAGAATGTATTTCCATTTAGAAAGCTCTGGATTAGCCAAAATCATCTGGATAAGCTGATTGTAGGCATCTCCTACTTCTAGTCCTATGGCAAACAATGGTCCAATTACTTTTTGATTCATTGGTCGCATTAAACCCATCCAAGCCTGAACTATTTTTGCAGGGATAACTCCACGAGTAGGGCAGATGATGATTGTTGAAAGGTCTTTATATGATTGGGAAATATCTAGTCTTTTTGCTGACTCAATAAGGTCTTGATTATGTTTTCCGCCTATGTCTGGGACGACAATTTGAGACTGCATAAAGTTATTATATCACGCTGTAATCCAAGCAACTGGAGGTTGTGATACTCCTCCACCAACATTATCAATAACACCAGTTGTATCTCTAATAGTTACTGATAAATAAAATCCCCCTGTGTATGTTGTATCTGCTGACGAAGATAAAACTGAAACTCCGTTCTGCCAAACAGTAAAAACACCACTTGAAGATCTTGAAAATCCTATAACATCATTAGCATTAAACTCTACCGTGGTTGAGGCGAGCGTCGTTCCAGCACTATTGTCAACTCGCTCTATTAAAAGACTATCTGTTCCTGATTCTTCTTGCCAGGCTGCTTGATAACCATCCCACTGTCCAGCAACTCCTGGATTTTGTAAAAATCCCAAAGAAAATCGCTGAGAAGTTCCTGGTTTAGTTATAACTGTAAAATATGCCTCTATAATTTGACCATTGAAAATATCTTTGTTCCAATACATTTCACAAGAAGTTGCTGCAGTAACAGCTTTTAGTTGATTGGAGACAATTCTTAGTTGGTTGTCAGCTCCCTCTCCTAGTGCATTATTTGTCCAGTTTCCACCAATAGGGTTCTCATCTGCTCTGTTAAAGTCATCTATTATAGGAGTGGTTGGGAAAGGCATACTAATACGTATTATTTAATATCTGATTGTAAAAGTTGGCTCTCTGCAAATTTGATGCGGAAGTCCAGTTAATGTGTGCTTTAGACATTGACGATGGTCCGACTGAAGTTGCAGCCGTGTAGATTCCTTGGAATAATATGGGCATACTTGAAGCAGTTGTACCCGAGCCGATTGGGGCGAATACTCCAGCACTTGCAGCGTTATTGATTAAGTTCCCACCATACAGAGTAAACCCAGCCGAGGTATACGTAGTAGCACTTGAGATAACAGCTGCCACCCAATACTCACCAGGAGTCATATTTACGTTCATCGGTACAGTCATTTGACGCATTGACTGAATAGATGTATTGGCTGTTGTTGAGGCTGATAATGACCATTGGAATCCATTATTGGCAGATCCTGATGAAGCTAGAGATAGCGATGATCCATTGAGTGTGTAAATACCCATCCAAAGTGATATATTAGCAGAGGCAGTTGTGGCCGATGTATTGGTTGCAGCAGATAAAGATCCTCCTATTTTCATAGCTGTACCAGTTATATTAAAAGGTGCATACATATGTTTGATTGAAAGCGACCCTTGCCCCTGAGCGCCAAGAGAAGTCCACATATTTTCAGGGTGTCTGAAATCAGAGAGTATATTACCCATACCAATAGAAATAGTTGATCCGTTAGTCGATAATTTAATTCCCCCTGTAGCTGATAACGATGACGTTGCTGGAGCTGATATATTCCAGACACTACCATTAGTTCCAGAGAGAGTTAAGTTAATTCCTGATACGCCTATCGTAGATCCAGATGCAGTGGTGTTACCTGCTGTATTTGCACCCAAAAGATTAAACCAGTTGTTTTCCGCAGCAGCACCTGGGGCGGCAACTGAAGCGGTGATTATTGAACCAGCAGAAGTTCCAAAGGTTACATTGTTAGCATTAGAAAAGTTAAGCGTAGTAAAAGAGAACGAACCATTTGACGCAGAAGCAACAGGATTGACCCCTCCTCCAGCAGCCACACTCATAGACATTTGAATACCGTTTGAATTTTGTGTTAGTGAGCCTGAAATGTTAGCTCCATTAAAGGTTGTTCCAGTTCCTGCATAACCTCTGCCATCAAACGAAATGCCTGATGAATTGACCGTCCATGTAGCGTTTGATTGAGCCGTGTTAAGACCTACAGCGTCATTTGAAGCTCTATATGATGTATTGACCGAACCGACTATGGCGTTTCCTGCTGATGTGTAAAACGAGATATTGTTAGCGTTAGAGAAAGACACATTCGATGAGAGTGAAGCCGTACCACCACCTGTGTTGTTAGTGGCAGCTAAGATGTTCATGACTCTAGAAGCTGATGTATTCAGAGCATTGGCTGTAATAGCTGATGTAGCTGATGTGAATTGAAGATCGTGAGTAACTCTGATTGCTCCAGCATTATTTGAAAATGACACTCCATTTGAATCTTGGAATGATAATGTTTGAAAAGCACTAGAGGCAGCGCCCGCACTGAAAGCTTGTCCTGATTGTGTAGTAAGCGCATTAGGAGCTGAAAATTGGATGCTTCCGTTAGAATATCCGACTGTAAGAGATCCAATGGCATTAAATGACATATTTGAGGCATTGAGAAGCGTTGAGGAGTTCTGCGTAGTGTTACCTAGCGCATACAGACTCATATTTTGATTTGATTGAGCCACAGTGTTTGGAGATGAAATTGTAATAGTAGCCCCACCAGCATCTGTAGATTGAGAAAGCGTAATGTTGTTCCCTCCAGCTAGAATCATCCTATTAGAAACAGTCCCTGTATCTCCTAGGGTGTTTCCTATGTTTGAAAGTCCTCCCGTGAATCCTGCACCGCCTGCCGCTACAGACATAGACATCTGTATTCCATTGGAGTTCTGAGTCAAAGATCCTGATATATTAGCGCCGTTGAAAGTAGTGCCTGTACCAGCGTAGCCACCTGCATTAAGACTTAATCCAGCACTATTTGCTGTCCACGTTACATTAGTACCAGCAGTAACAAGACCTATCGCATCGTTGCTTGCTCTAGCGGTAGTAAGATACGCTCCTGCGGTTTGGAAAACACCTGTATTACTTAAAGCAGTGATATCAATGTTTCCAGGGATTAGGCTAACCTTGATGTTGTTCCCGACAGTGTCGTTTGAGATTGAAATATGGTTATTAACAGAAGCGATATTCTTGAATTGTAGGTCAACCCCTACTTTCTGGACATAAACTCCAACTCCAGAATTTCCGATATTGCTTGCAGTATTACTCTCACCAGCAGAACCACCTCCAGAAACAGAACTTACTAAGCCTAATTTACCAGCAGACAAAAATGTTGCTTGTGCAGGGTCTGTTAAATCGGTAGAACCTTCTTGAACGACTAACCAACATCTAAATGTGTCCCAATCAGCGATCCAGGGATTAATCTCAATAGTCGCAGAAACGGCAGCTTCTGCTTCTTCTCTAGTAGCATAATATGCTTGACCATACTGAACGTCAGTTGTTCCCCAGGGGGCATAAAAGAAAACTGTTTGTACCGTCCAGTAGTCTGTAGGAACAGCCGAAAGACCAGTTCCAGTGTCGTATTGATTAGGGTCGATACTGCCAACGGGAGCAGTGTCATTTACCCAATCAGTATTCCGATAATAATAATAAATATCGGCCACAGGTGATTCAGCTCCAGAAATGACTACGTTTGGGCTTTTAACTGAATTCACATAATTGCTTCCAGCATCGAAAGTTTTTCCAGCAGTTTTTTCAATCGCTAGTGCGGAATTGTGGTTATACTCATTACCTTCAATGTTAAAAGCCCCAAAGTTTTCAAAGAAATCACTGACCTGACCCATAACATTATATGACTCGTAAGGCTCTAAATCAGCAGATTCAATGACATCGCCAACAATATGTGATGTAGTCCCCAAAATGATGTAATCACGTCTTTGACTGTCAGTAAAATTAACATCACTTTGAACAACATTTCCTGAAGAATCTATAGCAATGTAAGTACTTGTAGAAGTAGCCAAATAAGTGTCTGTTTGGGCGGTTTTAGCGCTCCAGTTAACGAGTGTTCTTGTTGGATTTAATGGGTCTGTATGATTATCAACAATCAAACCATATCCAGCAGCTATATCAAACTTAGTTGGGTCGGCATTGATTGACAGCTCTCCACCGTCAATAATTCCTGTAGAGAGTAGATTGGTAACTCTAGGATGTCTATCATCATCTAGTCCTGATAGATTAGAGTGGTTGTGGGTATGAGATACAGAAGCAAAGTTAGTACTTACAACTGAAACGGTGGTTGAAGCACCATTTGTTGAGAGCGATATATTATTTCCAGCGTAAACATTTCCACCACCAGTTCCCGCAGCGCCAACTACATCTATGTCAAATGGTTGTCCGATTGGATTAAACTTTAATCCCATTTATGTCCTTGTTGCACTTGATAGAGCTGTTTTAGTTGCATCAGTATAGACTATTTCTACAAAAGCAACTTGAGTGCCAGAAGAACCTCCTGTTTTGAACGTATACTCTTCGGTTGTTGCATTTGGGTAAGATACCGAAACATAGTCATACGGGGGTATTGAAAAACCACTAAATGCACTTCCTATGTCAGATCCGTCAGGATTGACAACAGTTTGAGAGTGTACGTCTGGATTTGATACTGACTTGATTGTGTCTGCCATTAAAATCTCCTGTATAATGATTGCATGAATTGGCTAGATGAACCTATAAAAATAGACACTAAAGAGGATAGGATTAAATATGCCATTAGTGTTGCTATTCCTGTGATATTTTCTTGCATATTGGCCTCTTTATTGGTTTAACATGTAATTTGATACTGCACTCGGGAGTCTTCCAAAAACATTAGAAACATTTTTAGCGAATACGGGAAGTTTTTTACTTGCTACTTTTCCACCCTGATAGATTCCTTTTAAGACGTTTGGATCTCTGAGTAGCGACTCGCCAGCAAGACCAGCAGTACCTCCAACTATTGCACCTGGTACTCCTCCAAGCAAAGCACCGATAGTTCCAGCTCCTCCACTTGATAAAATTCTGGGAAGGTTTGCAACCATGCTTCCTCTACCGAGATTACTTTGTCTTTCAGCTACATCTAAAAAGTCGTAATACTTGCTTAATTCTTTACCGAGTTCTTTGAGCGATAATCCTGACTTATTTCCTATTAGTCTACTGTCGATTCCTTCTGTAACTACGTCATTGAGCATAGATCTTAGTCTTAGGGCAGTATTTTTAATCGTTGGCGTAGTCCATGCACTTTTTGGGATAACCTCATCTATAGCTCTTCTCATTAAAGTTAGTTGCTTTGGGGTTACATTATCAACTCCCATTTGAGTCAACTGATTTGATATATTATCCCACTCGGCTAAAACCTTTGAAGCAATATCTTTATTGAATGATGGGACAATATCTGTTTTTACTCCCTCTTTGGTTACTCCTGCAAGATTTCTAATCTCATCGGCAAATCTTTGTCTTAATTTAGTTACGGGAATAGTAAGATTTTCATTTAAGGCAAAGTTATCAAACTGACTTTGGAGGTTATCGGCAGACTTATCGGCAATATCTATAGCATTTTCACCCAAAATCTTGTTTTTGACCATCCATCCTGATAAATCTCCTCCGTGTTTGGAATTCCATTTAGTTAGTTGGCTAGGGTTAATGCGGATTGATTTTAGAGGAATATCATCAACAATTTTTCCTACTGTTTTAGCGACTGGTTTGAGTATTTTTCCAGCTCCTTTTAATACTCCAGCAGTTGCCACATCCGTCGCACCTGCAATAGCAGATTGTTTAACTACGTCTTTTAGTTGCTCCATTGGTTTTTGTTTCTGTTTACCAAATAGATCAAGCATGGTGTTTTTAATAACTCCACCTCCAGCCGTACCCAAGGCAGTACCAGCACCACTTCCAGCGATACCACCAGCTACCGTACCAGCTCCAGGGACGACTGATCCAGCCGTACCTCCTAGAAGTCCTCCTGTAATTCCTCCGATAATTCCTCCAGCGACAGGTGAGGCGTTAGCAACCTTCTCAATAAAAGATTTTTTTGGTCTTTGAGTTGTCATAAATGGTGACTTCCCATAAGAAGACTCATACTGAGAACGAGTCATTTTAACTGGTTGACTAGTTTTCTTTGGAGATTGAGTATTACCATACTTTTCTTGATACTGCTGTCGTGTCATTTGAATCATATTAGTCAACAATCATTATCTGCGTACCATCTGGAGCAGTAACGATATTTCCTCCACTAGATTGTCCTATTCCAAGTGCAGATTGACCATTTCCAGCTAGTAAAGGAAGATTTCTCATTAGCCCTCTTAGTTTTTCTTCGGCTATTGATGGGGAATCGCTATACTGAGGAATACCAGCCATAATTTGTTCCATTTCTTTAGGACTCATATTTGCACCTAGTAAGGCATTTTGAACTGCAGTTCTCATTGCCGCAATATCTGATCTATATGACTGTTGTTCTTGTGAGTTAAATCCCCAAGTTTCACCAAGTTTTCCGAGAGCAGTATTTCCGATTCCAGATTTTACATTTCCAGATTGAAGTTTAGTTAATGCATTGCCAGCTATAGTTGCGGCTGCTTCATACGCCATTTGTTTTTCTGTTTTTTTACCATCATTACTTCCCGAACCTATCTTCTCATAAATATCAGGGTTTTTAGTTCTAAACATAAAGTCTGCCATAGTTTTAGGAACACCTGTTTTCATAAAGTTTGGCGATAAGTTCTTAAATTGCTCTTCAAAAGCCTTTGATTCTTGGTCTAATCTTGTTTTCTCCTGTTCAGATGCCATCTTTAACTGTTCAATACCAGATTTTATTTGATTGATGTAGTCGTCAGCCTCGTTGTACGCATCGATGAGTGAGTTCTCCATTTCAATATCATTTTGCTGTCTGGCGACTCGTATTTGCTTGATAAGGCTGTTTTTCTTGATTTCCTCTGCTTGGATAGCTTGGATAGAATCACGCTCTGCCTTGCCAACTACAGCGTCAATCTCAGTGAGTTTATTAGCTTGTTCGTTCAACCTTTTGGCTGTTTCACTATTAAATTCACTATCGATGTTTTCGGTAGCCTGTTGGAATGAACCCTCACCACGAGAATCAACTGTGCCTAGGTTTGCAAACGTCCTACCAGTTTGTGCTCTATTTTGGTTTCTGGTTTGAGCTGATAGTTTTTGAGCCTCTCCAAAATAGTCTCTAGTCTGTTGTTTTTGTCTATCTCCTGATGCTTGAATGTCTTTGACTCCCATTTCACTGTTAGTCTTGAACTGATTAAAGGCGTTTTCATACTCAGGAATTTGAGAGTCTAGTGCTTCATTAGCCAGGCCGAAGCTCTTTTTGATGTTAGCTTGTTTTTGATCTAATCCTGCTTGTCGAGATTTTATTTGTTGATCTGCAATAGCTTGAAAACCAGCAAAAGGGTTAGGCTGTGTTGGCTGTGGCGTTGGTTTTGGCGTAACCTGGGTAATAGGCTTAAACTTCGGCGTAGTTGTAGCAGGTTGTGGTGTAGAGGTGTAGTTTCCCTTTAGAGGAGGGTATTGTTTTGGAGCTACGACAGGTTTTGGAGTACTAGAAGGATAACTTGTAGTTTTTGGTGCTTGTGGCTGTGCGTATAAACTAGGAAACAACTGCTCGCTGACAGTCTTTTTTTTGAATACGTTTGGTGAGTAGTTAAACATTTATCTCCTGAATATATTACCTAGTAGTCTTTCGATTAAGCTCGGTTGTTGAGCCTGTGGTTTCAAAGTTGCAGATGGTGCTGATACTGGTGCTTGGAATAACGGCAAGTTTGAAGGGTTGGGGTTTTTAGGTCCAACTCCATTAGGGATAGTCTTTATTAAATCTCTAGCCGATTGGTTCAACGTCCCATTACTGCTAAAGTATTGAGGCTGTGACGATGCTTGAGGCTGATTTTGAGGTCTATTTTCAACTTTGCCCATTTGATCCAATGTAGACTGTTGACCTGTTTCGGCGTACCATTGAGCTTCTGTTTTACCCTTATTAAGATAGTCTTGCAGACTCTCACGAGGCTTGCTCGCTTCTGCCTGTCGTCTTTCCTCTTCTTTTTTGTCCTGAATAGCTTTGTATCTATCATTTGCACCAGATTGCAGGAAAGTACCACCAAAGACACTTTTTATCTTGTCGGCATCCTCATAAAAATCAGGCTTGAATAGATCTAGTGATAACGCTCTTTCGGATGAAGCTCCAGGGTTTAAGAATTTTGAGTATAGATCTACAGAGCCATTCTTGAAAAATGGATCTCTATTGTCGATCTTTGACACCATTTGCGACATAGAAGGTGCAGAGTCCATGAGTGAAGAAGCTTGTCCTGGGTTAGATGAAACACCGCTTACATCACCTACAACACGTTTTACTGTAGGTGTAGAAGGTTTGAAGATACTTCCAAGGGATGATATAGCATCACTTTTTAGCTTGTTTATACCCTCACCTGCTTTACCGAATACGGAGTTTTTGTAAGCGTCAGTTTCAAATACATTAACGTCATTTAGTGGTCTTGATACTCCATTTTCAGAGGCATAAGCACTAGTCGTGTCTTTGGTGTTTCCACCTGCAACCAATTCTGACAAAGCATTTCCTGTAATCGGGGTTATAAATCGCTTGTTCAACTCTTCTGGGATAGCATCACTAATGTTTTCTAGTGTTTGACCTGCTACTTGCCTCAAAGATCCAAGTATTCCAGGTTTTGAAGGGTTAGAAGCAGATTCTGACAAGTTCATCTCTGGCAAGTTTCTCTTTAACCCCTCACGAGCAATAGTTTGACCTAGTTCTGCACTAGCTCCAGTCTTATCTCCTGCTAGTGTTTCTCCAACTCCCAAAAATCCCTCTGGGGAGTTTCCAATACTTAAACCTATACCAGCTTGAGAGGCTACTTTGCCAGCTTGATTAAACATGCTTCCAATAGTTTTCCTTGAGGGGCTCATTGGCTCTAACCCTGCATTTTTTGCAAGAATACTAGCTGTTTCACCTGCTGATCTTTCGGCAAATTGTGGTTGTTGAGGTACTTGTTCCTGAGACTGCATAGATTGCATGGTCATGGGCTGTTCTGGCTGTTGAGTCTGCTCAAGCTTGCTAGACATGAGTACTTCTGGTTGAGTAAATCCACTAAACTCTTTCAAGTCTTTGAGTTGTCCATCCTGACCGTAATACTCAACGTCAAGATGTTCGCCTGTTACGTTTCCTGTAGCTCCTGTCGTACCAACATATTGACCAGCTAGAAGAGTTTGACCCTCTTCAAAGTTTCCGAGATGAGATAAGTGAGATAATCTAACTCTCTCGCCTGTTGGAAGCTCAACGAGGACAGAGTTACCGTAAGGATTCCCGTCAGCTCTGTAGATTTGTATAACTCGAGAATCAACTGGCAAAGAAAAACTTTTATTCGTCAAGTTCTTGGTTCGCAAATCAGTACCGATATTTACATTCCCAGGTGTAGGCTCGATGGGGTTTATTTCTCCGTAAGCCTGGGTAACGTCTAAAGGAATACCAAAAATTTGACTCGTAAATCCTGTAATACCAGTCATTAAAGGATCGAAGTATCTGACTGTTCCATCATCATACCCAACACCACCGCCAGGATATGAGCTATTGGGATATGAAACCCTACCGTCTTGAGTAGTAATCGCTCCTGTTTGGTCGTCCATTCTCTCGCCGTTATTGAAAGTTGAAATACCATTAGATCGCTCAACTACATAAGGGACACCTGTTTGTTGAGATATTGCTTCCATTTGTTCTTGTGAGGGAGAGCTATATCCAGTAGTCTGACCGAGAAAATCAATAAAGTCATTGACACTTGTGTATTCTTCTTGTGGTTGTTCATCTGGAGGTTGCTCAAACTGAACCTCTTCAGGCAATAGTGATTGAGGTGGGGTATAGGCTGATGCATTGAAAGCACTATCACTCGTACCGAGTGGATTGCTAACTCGTCCAGGTAAGTACATCGGGGTATTAGATGATACATCTTGACCGACAAACATTCCCTGACCTGTATTGCGTTTTAGTAAAGACTCAAGTTCTTTGAGATACTCTTGGTATGATCTTGGTTGTTTTTGTTGTATTGGTGTTTTCATTAGATCTCGTAACTAAAATATAATGTACACGCTTTTCCGCCTGATGCAGTCCAGTTTCCGTTGGGAGCTGAAATACTCATGGTAGTGCCAGCAGAGAGAACAAAAACATTGCCTTCTCCATAGTAGGTAGTACCATTATCAACAGCACGAGAAAGTGCCGCCGCCCATGATGCATTAGTAAGCGTTTTTGCAGTAATTGGAAGCGTTGCAGTAAATCCTGTTGCGTTCGAAGTTCCATTAGACCCGTGATTGATCGTAATTGTACACACAGTCCCATCAACAAAAAACCTGTTTACTGTATTGGTTGGGTTTGCACTAAAACCTGTCAATGTTGGTGTATAGTTAAATACTTTTGGGAATCCTTGAGGGTTGCTCTGATAGGAGTAATAAGGAGCTGTAATAGCGGCGTTGGCTAGAGAATAGTCATCTCCTGCTGTTACGGTAACAGTCGTATCAGTTCCAAATGCAGAGCTTACGACATAGAAGTATTTACCTGTTGTTTGAGTTAGAAATAGTTTAGTGCCTTTAGTAAATATCGAAGTTCTATCCACCCCCGCAATAGTAAACGTAGTTGCGGATGCGTATGTCCAGGTATCTTGACCAGGAATCCAACCAGTTGTTGAAGATCGGTTGTCTACATAAGCCTTGATTGACTGTTGAGTGGCTAGTTTAACAGCAGAGTTTGAAGCCATGTCATCTTCATCGAGTGTTTGAGTTACTGGATTAGTTGCCACCCCACCGATAGATAAAGCGTCAGCTAATCTATTTATATGACTTTCAGATAAAGGAAATGCCACAACTACGCCATTATCGTGGCTCTTGGCACTAAATCCCTCTGAACCACGTGTAACGCCTACAAACTCCTTTGATCCGTTTATGGAGGTGTACTCTATCCACTCACAAATAGTCGTATTTAATGGGTCTGAGTAGTTAATAAGGGCAATTCCTGGCTTGGTAGTATCAACTCCTGAAACGTCAGCAATAATAATGCCCGTAGTCTGAGTATCATCGATACCGCCTCCGACATTGATCGTGGTGGTGAAGTACTGATTGAGATATAAAATGTTTGGCATGTGTTTTCCTAATTTTTATTATTTCATTGATTAGCAAATCGGTTACGATGGATATGAGATTGTTGACGATTCAAGATTCTTCTTTTCGAGTATCACGTAGTCTGTATTGAGAGAAATAAACTTGTATCGTGCCGTGGCTGAATTTGATCTAAAGCGATATTTAATAGATCGGGCAATTCGTACCATTTTAAGCCACACAGGAAGATCAGATGATACAGCGTGTTCGGTATCAGTACCTAGCGGGGCATCTCCTGGGAGATCGAACCCAACCATCATGACACCGACACCTGCACCGCCTGTTGACTGCTGATTGATCGTGAAGGTCGCCGACACGGTAACGCCGTCTAAAATGACATCACCCTCTAAAGCTCCCGAAGTCGTTACGTTCTTGAACTGGAATTTTGGATCGAAGTATTTTTTGTAGTACATGAAGACTTTTTGATTAAATGCCTTGGTAGCCCATTCGACACTTATCGCCGTTCCGTTGTCGTTTCTATCGTCAGTCCACATCTCTTCCATATACCCTGATGAGTCATCCCCAAAATAGAGCTTTTCTGACCCATCGGAATCAACATAGGTCATAAAGAAGTTTGGTGTTGTACCTTCCCAATAGACAAACGCACCAAAACGAGTATCTAAACACCACGTTCTATCGTTAACGCTAGATCCTTCGGTGGCTACTGCACATCCATATATATTGTTGTAATAAAACGATGCCGAGTAGGGCAAATTAGCGGTATTTACATCTGTTAGTCTTGAAGCTATCTTGATTGAAAGCTCATTAGTACGCAAGACAGTAGAGGAGTAATTTTCCTGATTTCCTAGTGAGTAAAACGCTAGTCTTCCGTCCTTTTTGGCGGCAAAAATCACGTCATTTTCTACGTGTTTGCATGATCGAAACGAAATACCACCAAAAGATCGGGTAATTTCCTCAAGTCTTTGTAATCCTTCATCCGTAAATGAGAATTTATAGATCGCATTGTCTTTCCAAATGATAACCCCACCTTGGAAGGGTAAAATTGACCGTATAACCGACCCATCGTTACGGAATACGTCTACTGAACCTCCCCCAATAGACGATCCTGAGAAGTTTCCAATATTTTCAGCCGTTCCACCAAAATACAGCCTTGACGGGTAATCAGGATCACCTGCGGCGAATATACGTGAAATAGCAAATACGCCCATTGAGCAGATAATACCTTGAGTGTTATTGGCTTCTGCTGGTAATAGTGATAGTGATGGGGTGTCTGCGCCGTTATCGTCATATTGCAAGAGTCCATATACTGTCCCCATGTATGTTTCGGTAAGTCCCGTTGCTTTGCGTCCATAAATGTTGTAACCAGTTGCCCCTGTAACAGTACTCCAGGTCAATCTATTGAAATTAGTAGCTGATAGAGTAGCGTTTCCTGTTGCGGTAGCCACCGAGGTACACGCTAGAGTTTCACCGATAGAGTTAAATGCAGATACTCGGTATGAGTATGCTGTCGATCCAGTCGTTCCTTGTGGGGTAACTGCAAGACCTGTAGGGGTCGTTAAAGCCGTGTATGTCGTGATGGTAGTCCCATCATACTTCCATAACTCATCTACGCCGTTAAAGCCGTATAGAGTGTCCCTTGCTTGTACAAAATTCATGCGAGCATCAGGATCAAAGGTGGTCGATCCTATGTCTGTAGGCACACCTGACACGTATTTTTGCAGTTTGTTGTTTATGCCCGATGCATAGCGGATAAACTGTCGAGTTCCATCTGACTTGTAAAACCCGATACCTCCCAACATATTATCTCCAGACTCAGAGCCATAGTGAATAGTCCCTGGTCTTGGTTCGATGCCGTCAACTGATAAGAGAATATTTTTAGCCTCGGTAAGCTCGGAATCTTTAATGCTTAACTCATCTTGAAAGGTATTTAATCCTCCAAGGAATCCTACGATTGTTTCTGGTCTTTTCTGGCTGTTTTTGCTATCACTTATCTTTAACATGATAGCCTTAGTAACTTAATATATTGACATTAGAAAATAGTCTTTTGTTATTTTCCACATTCATATCTTCTACGATGTCATTAAACTCATCGAAGCCATCGGCGGCACTACCACGCTCAGAGTCCCTCAAATCAAGTCGTGCCTTTACATACGCCACAAACCCCTCAAAGAACAGATCAGGAATAAGCAGGGTGTCCGTGAGAGCGGTTAATCTATCGGGCATTTTATAGAAGCTGTAGACAATATCTCGCTTAATCACAGTCATCGTTCCTGTCGCTGGAGTAGTTGGTGTGGCTGTAGTGATGAAGGTAAAAGTTGTAGTCGAGGGGACTGAATAAATCTGTTGCGCTCCGTTGTAGTCTGTCTGGTCTGCTCCTGCGATGGTTACAAAATCGTCAACGATATACCCATGCTCTGCCGAGGTCGTAACAGTAACTGTACTACCTGATCGGGTAATTCCTGATATTGATTGAGATTCTGGGGGAGAGGTTGTAACAGGGATTATATGCAACTCTCTCTCCCCAAAAATATAGTAGGATAGCGAGTATCTGAGTGATCGGGGGGAAACGGCTGGATAAATAGTGTTATAGGTTACTGATTGCTCGTGTTGAGTGATTGGGCTGACTATTTTCCCATCTAATCGAACATCAATCATTTCTCTAAAAGTAGAATCAAGATCGTATTTTTCTTGATCTGACACACTGGTTAGAGATTTCTTGTCTTGGGTAAACCAATAGAGATTTTTTCTAAGTATTGACCTTTGAGCGTCATCACATTGAGAAATCCAGCGGGATTTTTCGTTATTATTAGTGGGTACATCGTCATAACCCATGCGATATGCCACTGATGTTAGTGCATCATTGACAGTAAAAGACATGATTAGATCTTCAAGTATTTAGTAGCAAATTCTTTGGCGATTTCTTCTTTGTAGGTTTGTTCTCTGACTCCTACGGCTCTTTCACGCTTCTCAATTTCTCTCAAATTGTATTCGGTGAGTCCACGCTCTTCTTTAACTTCGGCGAGCATTTTCTCAATATCTTTTGCTTGTTGAGCTTGTGCCCTTAAATCCTCTGAAAGTTTTTGGTCGTTTCTGATTTTGTTCATTTTCACATTAACCTCAGAGCTTAAACGGTCAAAATCGGCTTTTTCTGCAATAAGTGCGTTCCTATCAGTCTCTAGATCTGAAAACTCTTTTGCAAGCCTGTTTTGGAGTTCTTGAAGCTCATTTTCTCGTTGAGAAAGCTGTCCTTCCCTCCCTGATAGCTCGTTTTCGATCTGTTTTACTAATTCACTAACTTCTGTACGTGTTTTTTTCATAAGTTCCTTTCAGTAACTATATATAGTTTACTTTCTAAATATAAATGTGTTACCTAACGCAAAAGCCCCCAATAAAGGGGGCATTGTTTGCGTGAGGCTTTTTATTAACCTAAAACATTCGTAACTGATGGGTAGTTCAAGAACACAGTCGCTACGTTAGCAGAGTCTGCGGTCATTGAATATGCACCAACGATCAAATCTCCAGCAACAACTGCATCATCTGCACGTCCTGCTGTGCCGTCGATGAACAAAGCTACATCGGCAGCGATAGTGTCGGTACTAGCTTGAGTGTTTACTCCGTAAATTTGATACCAACCCTTTGTACTGGCAACAGTGGCTGCACTAGCGATAGCGACAGGTCCAACTGCGTTAGCAGCGAGAAGAGTGGTTGCAAAGTTTTCGTCAAACGAAACCCATGAACCAGCTACAGTTGAAGCAACACCAGTCAAGAAGATATATGCTTTCCCGTTTGTAGGGTCAGTATATCTCTCTCCAAGAGTAGGAGTGTCCAGATCTGAGCTTGTCCAGATTTTCGTTAGATCGTGTGTAATATATCTTTCGGCCATAATCTTATCCTTTCTTTAAGCGGTCTTAGCTGTTAATTTACCCAATTTCCTACGGTTGTCAGTTACCAAAGCCATGGTTGCGAGAATGAATTGCTCGTAGACCATTTGACCTTGCACTTTTTCCATAGGCAACACATCGAAGTTTGCATCTCTGTGTTGAATGAGCTTCAAAGCAGGTGAAACAGCGTACATTTCACCAGTCTGAGCGAATCGGTTGTACACCATAGGAATTCCTCTGAATCCTAGAGTGGCAAAACCTGCATCACCCAAACGCTTCATTTCCTTGGTAGAAGTCGTATTCATCTGCAAAGTAGCAGTGAGTAAAGACTCATACTTGGCGTGAAGCACAACAGTGGTTTCCAATAAAGACACACCTGCACCTGGCAGAGAGTCAATATCGTTCACCATGTCACGGATGTAAGCGACTGTCAAAGCTGTAGCAGTGGATTCAACGTAGGATCTCCAGAAAGTTTCTGAAGTACCTGAGATATCACCGACTGTACCTGTGGCAGCAATCAAAGATTGCATACCGACAACAGCACTCGTCCCACCAGCACCAGTGTGGAGATCTAATTCGATCTTCTCTTTGAGTGAGCGTTCAGATTGCTTGATTTTGGCTTTGATAAGTTTCTTAACAGCGAATTCTCCGTTGTTTTTAAGCTCATCGTCCTTACTAATAGATACGCCACCGTAGTAGTTTACCCAGTCGTAAGTAGCCGCATCGATACCTTCTTGGTATGGGTTAACCACTGTTGAAGTACCTGAATAAGTACCTACAGCAGAGCTGTTTCCATATTCCAAAGGCATAACGACTTCTCGTCCACCCTCTTCGACCTGAACCATGCCATTGGCTTTCATGTGGTTCAAAAGAACGACATCACGACCAATGTTGTCAGCGTATGTTTTTTGATAGTTTTGCAGTGTAGTAGCTGCAAGCTGTCCTATGTTAATAGGCATATTTCTCCTTTATTGTTTGGAGAAGGCATTGTCTACCGCATCGTCAAGACTCATGATTCCTGCTGGTTTACTTGGTGCTTTCGATCCAACTACTCCCATAGGAGCGGTCTTCTTGACACCATTAAAGGCTTCTTGAGTTCTTTGTGTTGCGAGTTCCTTTGCCCTCTTTTCTGTATAATTTTCGTACTGTTCGATCAATTCTTTTGTTTGAGCTTGATAATCAAACCCGATGACGCTACCGTTCTCTTTAGCGTAAGCTTTCAGAGCGTCGTCTAGCTCTCCTCCCACAACAGAACGCATATATTTGTCGTATGCTGGGGATTCTGGATTCAATCTCTCGTCTGTCCCTTCAAACTCGGTAACAGCATTGTCAAGGAATTTTTGTTCTTGTTCCTCGATAGCTTGCCTCTTCTGAAGAGCGATCTTTTCCTCAACTTGTGACAACATATATTTTGTATAGTCGTCAATCGACATGTTGGGGTCGATCTGTAGAGCCTTATCTTGCACTTGGGGAGTCTGGGGTGTTTCAGGCTGTATTTGAGCCTTCATTTTCTCCTCGAACTCTTTGCGTTGTTTGGCGATTGCTTGAGTCTTTTTAGTGTAATCACTAAGTAAAGACCTATGCATTGCTTGCAACTCAGGTGGTAAAGATTTTGGATCTATACGAGTGTATGAATCCTCGGTTGTAGTAACAGCTTCGTTGCTCGGTTGAGTCTCGGCTGGTGTTTCAACCACTTCATCGTTGTTAATGCTCTCACTTGGATTCATTGCTGAGTCCATAGCTTGATCTAAATCTTGAGGCTCTGTCACTTTTGGTGGCATAGGTACTCCTTATGGTAAGACTTCCTATATCTAGGGGTGGTCTACTATAATTATGAGCCGTTAGGGAAATTTTGTTACTTTTTGGAGAATTTACCGTCTTTTAATACATCAATCCCGACGATAAACCTTGTTACAAACTTACACTTCTTGCACGTTGCTTCTCGCTTTCCTGCATCGGTGATTTCAAAATAGCACTCACCTTTGGGGCATGATTCCCATACTGTTTTTAGAGTGTGTTCTTTTAGTGATCTCTCGCCAGTGATAGTGTTTTCTATGTCCTGCCACCTACCTGTACCGCCGTGATGTATTAAACCTTTGTCCTCTTCGACTGGTCGCCATCCTTGTTCGTACTTGCCTGAATTGGGGTTATACATTAGTCATGGGGTTACTTTGTATTGCAGACTGGCTTGATGCTGGTGTCATATCTCCGTCACTTGGCATTGTTTGCTCTAAATCTGACCGTAACACTACAGATCCAGACTCATCAGCAATATATTCCTGTCCGTCTGCGCCCATAAACGTCATTCCAGGCTGTACTGTTGACTGTTTGATGTACTGATCTGGGTTTTTCTCTCCGAATCCGTCTTTAAGCATCTTTTTGAACACTTTAGCACGGTCTACTAGAGGATCTTCTTTTACCTTGTCATATAACACGATAGCCTGTTGTCGCACTACGTCCTTATTAACAGACGTACTCTCAAAATCGATAGCTATATCAGTGTCAAAGTTAATATCAGCAAAATCTTCTTTAGTCATTTCAATATCCTGAGCGTTGCCATCTTCATCAGTTATTGTCTGAATCTTGGTGTCCTGCCATTCAACCTGAGCGTATTTGAACATTTTTATAATAATCTGTTTTAAGAACTCAAAGTATTTCTCTTTAGCTACCTTGACTCGTTTCTCGTTACTATCAGCCACCTGAGTTTGCCCTGTGGCAGTCTGTAGGGTACTACTTTGTTGCATTTTAGAGATATCAGTGAGTCCTGAGTTAGTTTGAATATCTGATTGATTCTGGTTCTGCATGGCTTCAATAGCTCCATTAGACCCAGGAGGCATAATATATTCAGGCTTGGTTTTAACGTAAGTGATAAGCGGATTACTACGCTTCATGAGTTGCTTGGGGTCTTGTCCTGCATCTTTGGCATCTATAGCCATTTTAGGGAAAGCATAGAGGTCAGCATAGCGTACCTTTTGACCTGTTCCGATAGACTCTCTGATCTGTTGCTCTTTGAGTTGTTTACCGAGTCCAAAACCGAAGAACTTTTGAGGGAGTGAATACCATCGACCCAAGGCGCAAGTCTGCTCTCCTATAGGTGATTTGTCTATTTTTAAGATACTTTTCTTGGTGAATACAGCATAGAGAATATCTTTTGTTTCCGAGTCGTCCATGTCCTCAGGGATTTCTATCTCACTACCCTCTTGAGATTGTAGATATCCTAGTAGCTCTTTTTGGGGGAGTGTGCCTGTGTAGTAATAAATACCACACTTCATCAGCTCAGATTTGATATTTTCCTTCTCTTCGTTTACGTCCTTGGATAGAATACTCTCATCGGTTTCAACGTCCTTGTTAAAAGCTTTTCTAGCCTCTGATTTGGTCATTTTCTTTTTGCGGAAGTAGCTTACTTGCTTGGCATCAGGTGAAAATACGCTATCAGGCATAAACCATTCGTTTTCATGGTCGTATGCTTCTAAAATGGGATCGTCATAGAGAAATCTGGTATATTCCACACCATCTTCACCCGTGGCTGTTTCGGTTTCTTTTCTGTAGCCAATATGCCCCGTGGTAAACCCTGCTAGTCCGAAGTAGGTGAAGGTATCATCCATGAATTGCTTGAAGTTGGTCTTGTCTTTCAAGTACTGCCATGCAGATTCAACTTTAACTGCTTTTTCTTCGTCATTCTTGCCCTTTTTGGTGTACATGACCTCTGGGGGCTTCTCGAAGAATGAAGATCGATATTTTTCTACGTTATCAAAGATAACTTTAGCTGTATATTGGTATCTCTGGTCGCTGTCTAAAATGTCCTCAATGGTGGTTGCCTTGGGTGTTTCGGCGTTATAATCCTCAATCCACGAGTCAACCGACTCTTTGAATTCTTTTGTAAACCTTTGGGCGACCTCTAGGCGAGCGTTTAATACCTGAATCAGTGATTTTTCTGTCATATCCTCATTATGCCCTACTAAACAATTATTGTTACTCTTTGAAGTACTCTTTTTTGATTTTCAGGTCTTCAAGAAACTTTTTAATCCTCTTGTGGCGTTCCCAGATAGTTTTTCTCGTCATTCCTGTAGCAACAGCGGTAGCTTGAACAGAGTTTTGCATATCAAACATAAAAGCGACAATAAATTTATCTAGTGGGTCGGGAATAATCCTATATACATGAGCATATGCAAAGTCTACTATTTTTCTCTCATCGGGAGTGCAGTCTGTAGGTAAGTTAATCACTAATCGGTTGGGCATCTTTTTCCTCGTGTATTTCTTTAATAATGTCTTTTGCCATCTTTTCATCTGGTGTCGAGGTTGGTAGGTCTGCTATTTTCTTTTTTAAGTCCCTCTCATCGCTTTGTTTTTTAGCTTCTGCTATCTCGTCCTCTAAAAGTGCCTTCTGTTTGTTTAAGCGTATTTTCCCTTTATTATATCCCTTTAGAAAACCCTTGAAGAATTTATTGCGTAACTTGTCCTTGCTATCAGACTCATATAAATCACAACACCACGTCTCATCGAAGTACACTTCACACACCCAGGGAGATTTACCTCTCTTCTGTAGCCAAACGCTTGAATCCTCTTTGAAATTGAAATGATCGGTGTCCATGAGTACGGTTATTCTCTCGACTAGCTCAATCGGAGATATCCCAAAGTCCCTCATGTCAGTCTCTAGACTCTGTACAACTGCTAAATGCATGTGTGGATTCATCTCCAGCTCCTATTCTGGCTTTTTTGAGCCTTTAGTCTTTCTAGTAAAATTTCACCTTTAGTTTTTTCTTTTTTGACTACGTTGTTTCTATCGATGGGGAAAATGTCTACAATGGCGTATCTAATAGCATCGCATATATGATCGTATCCTGGCTTTGGCGTGTTTATAATCGTTCCCTCTTTATCCTCTTTCCATGCGTAATTCTCGTACTCAATCTCGATGTTCTTACTCCGCTCTGTGTAGTAAATCTTTCTATTCTGAACAGCCTGTATGCCCTGTAAAACCGATCCTTGACCCTTTTCTGATGCTAGTACCTTCAATCCGTAAATCTGCAACTCATCGATGCTCTTCGGCTCGGCACTATCAGCCACAATCAAACACGATGGTTTCTCTAGCATCTCTTTGGCAATCTGTGAGTTGAGCATACCTTTTTTGTAGATAATCTCATCCAATATGATGGCGTTATTCCACTTGTATACCGCTACTACTGCTGTGGGATCGTTAGTGTACCCAAAATCCAATCCATACCGCTCTAGACGGGCTTCTTTTGGCACTTCTTTTATCTTCTCCCATCCACTATATATCTTTCCCTTTAACACCTCTGGCACGTACCCTCTAATCATGTGCCAATAGTGGTCGGGGTTGGTGTCGTGATAATTCTCGTACTGGATAATACTGTCCTTGGCTATGTTTTGGATGTTGTCTTTGTAATCAGATCGTATGGCTATAGTATCGGTAAGATGTTGTTTGAGTACTGGTACATAGAATCCAGGCTGTCCACTTTCAATAAGGTCAAACCATCGCTGTATGATCCAATGGTTCTTTGCGGGTGGGTTGAGTAGCAGTATCACCACAATATCACCCTTCACGGTACGCAATGAGTCATCCAACTGCATAAAGTCCTCTTCGGGAATTTCGTCTGCTTCTTCGATAATCACACAGTTATAGTTAGCTAGAGATTTGAGTTTAGACTTCTGATCCCCTGATGACTTTCTAAACCCTACAGCATTGATAGTATTCTCTCCATACGATATAGCCATTGTTGAGTCGTTGATCTTTAAGCTGTCTTTAATGCCGTTCTCTTCTGCTCGGTCTACTATTTCCCTATAAATGGAGTTTCTAATATCCCCCAGAATGTACCGCATGATTGCGCATCTGTAGTACTCTGTTCCAATTAGTTTAGCGTTGGCAAACTGTGATGCTACTGTTGAGCGTCCTGCGCCTCTACCGCCCATCAAAATCACGTACCTTGGTTTCTCGGTGAATAACGGTCTATAAACGCTATTTACTTTCTGTTGCATTGAAATCAGTGAAAACTATTGTATTGCCTTTTATCTCTCCTGAATGTTCTACTGATTGTTTGGGCATACCATCGATCCTATTACCCAATTCCTTAATAGCAGTTACATCGCCTTTTTGAGCTATTTCCCACAACTTACGAGCAACTATTTTCTTTCGTGATTCGCCTGTCTCGTCTGCCTCTTCTCCTGCATCCTTGTAAAGTTGAGTCATTGTCCAATCTTTAGGAGGTCTACCGTCTGGATTACCTGATTCACCTGGAACAAAAGAAGTATTTGACTTTCCCATCCCTGTTATTTCCCTGTTATTTTGCAGTATATGCGGTTATTATACCACTCTTTTCAACTTCCTTATGGTGCTTCGGACAAAGGAATATTATCTCCATTGGTTTACTGATATCTGGATGGTGTCTATGAGTTTTTATATCTCCGCATATTTCACAGGGTTTCAATGGAATAATTTTAGATTTATTCCAAGCATTTCTTCTATCAGTATTATTTAATTCATATTTCTTTACTGCCTTACTGGTATTAGCAGATCCAGATTTAGTTTTTCTATACTTTCTAAAATACTCAGTTCTTTTGCTTCTATTAATTTGTTGATACTCTCTCATTTTAGACAGCTCTTTGTCTCTGTTTTTGTAATGATATATAAGAGATCTTTTGCTAGAACATTTTTTACAATAACTAGCTTTAGGAGAGAAGTCACTAATAAACTTATCTTTCTTGCAATATGGACATGTCTTTTTCATACCATCTCTACAAAGTACCCTTTATACGTCAAGTTTCCTATGTAGGTATCAGGGTCTAGTCCAAACTGTTCAAAGTACCACTTAAAACTTTCAGGAGGCATGAGGATATTCTTTGGTGAGCCATTTCTCTCAATAAAACTATCTAATTCGTCTTTGAGTTCATCGAGTGATTTTCCTCTGAATATGAGAGACTTCATACCCTCTATTATACTACCTTTCCCATATCCCTGTAAGTAGACTAGCTAACCATTTACATGTAATTGATTGGTATAGTTTGATACGTTGTTCAATGGTCATTATTTACCTCTAGTAACTTCATTTTTTATTTTTTCAAGTATTTCTGGATAGTCAGGTTCGTCTTTGTAAAACTTTTTTACCTCATTATCTGTTTTCCATACCATTATGCCAATTTCGTTTCCATCGTCTAACTCATCTTGTACCATCTGTCTTTCTTCCTCTGTTTCTATAATACTCAAATCTTCCTGACAGCAGTAGGTGTACCAATAACCTATTTTTACCTTCTCATCTGTTGTCATTATTTCCTTGAGTTAAGTACCCGTATAATCTCGTTTATTTTCTTTTGAATATCTACTAAGTTTTCTTCAACGCTATCACCGTCATCGTAATACATTGAAAGATCTAGCTCCTCTATCTTCTCTATGTTAGTCATGGGGTGATGTCTCCAGGTCAATCTTTTCAGGATTAAATACTTGACCATCAGAAAACTCCACGCCGTAATGATGTTTACCGAAGTAGTCATCCCACCAAGTAGCCTGTTCCCATTCTCCTGTCTGAGGGTGTTTTGTTTTTCTTTTGAATGTACTCATCCCCGTTTCTCCTTTGACTAAATTAAAATTTACTTTTTCCAGTATAATAATCATGCTTCCATTGGCTAATTTTCTCATATTGTTCACCGACTAACCTCCAATTTTGTGGAGACTCTTCAAGATCTGTGTTCGGGTCAAACAATCTTCCAACTCTGGATAGTAACTCAAAGAAGTCTTCTGTCTGTTCTTTTGTTAATGCCATACCCCTCCTACATTGTTAATAAATGACTAACTCTTTAATTTTCTGACTATCTTTTTTAGTTTCATCCTGCTTGCCTCAAATTGTCTCAAGTCCACATTTGCTTTTCCAAGATTCCAATCTTCTACTCTGTGAGAGCTTACGTTTGATAGATGTATCCACCACTGAGTCTCACCACCTGCTCCTTTGCGAAATTCAACAGTATCTACTAACGCACCACACATCATGTAATAGGAGGCTTCATAGGTGTTATGAGTCTTTCTATTGAGTTTTTTAACTGGCTCTCTAAACTCTTTGGGGGTAAGCAAGTAAGTCAATTGTTTAAGTAATTTTATTAATTTTTTTCTCATATATCTTAAATACATGCAACTGAGGGCAAGGACTTGCACCTTACATGGCATCGTCATCATCTCGTCAGATTTTGCCTTATCCTGTTCTACGGGTTCCGAATGCTCCCGCATTTTAGCGTCTACTGTTCCGCCACCTCATGTGTATATACTTACTCCTCCAGTTCTTTTAATAAATAATTTTCTACTGCTTCTAGTCCTTGTTCAGCGTAGAGGATGGAGATTTCTTGTAGTTCTACTTTCCATCTAATTTGAGAACCATATACTTCTGGGAATAAAATTATTAATGCTTCTTTACGGAGGATGTCTGCTATCCCATAAGCGTCACATAACTTGACCATCCCACCAGAGTCATAATCAGATACCATTGTCATATCCCAAACTTCAGGCTTTATTCCTCGGTTACTTATCCACCAGTGGTCACTCTCACTCATCACACCCTTTGAGTGGAGGAGTTTGCAGAGAGGGAGGGAAAAATAATTCATTGTTGTTCTTCCTTGGAGAGAGATAACTTTGTTTTTATATAATTACTTGCCCATTTCCAACCAGTATTTATCCCTGCTTGGTATGTGTCTGAATATCCTTTTCTTTCTTCTTGGTTACTAATACCAATACTGTCCATTAAATCATTCAGGGCTGTTATGACTGCACAAGTCCATTCTTCCATTGAAGTCTGATATACAGACATTGTCATTTTTGTTTTCATTTACTATCCAATCCAATAATTTTATTAAATATATCTGCTCCGTCTTTCCAAAACTTGCTTCTTTTAAGATATTGATTCTGCCTTTTCCAGTCCCAAGACTCCATTCTTGAGAGATTGCTCAATCTATCAGCAAATTTTATGATTATGCCATCCCTAGTTTTCAGTCTAGGGAAGTACCTACCGTAATTGTCTTTTTTCCCTTCGTGGGTTACTTCCATAACTAAATTAGCAACCCTTAATCCAAATCTTTCGACTAACTCCTTGTAAGTAACTCCACAGTCTTCAACTACATCGTGCAACCAAGCAGCATCAATGATGTCTTGGTCATCTGTCACTTCTGACAATATCCTAACAACTTGGCAAATATGAGCATCAAAGTATTTTTTACCCATATCATCCAGAGTATTGCCATGCTTTTCTTTGGCGAATTGGTATGCAGTCATATAATCCTTACTCATTGTTGTTCTTCCTTGGAGAGAGATGAAATAAAATCAGCTACTTCATTAGCCCATATGTGTATATTTGTAAATTTATGTTTTTTGTCAAAGTTCCTAAGTGTTATTATTTTTACTTCATCCACTATCCTCTTTCTCTCCTTACTAGCTCCTAAAGCCTCTCCCCTTCTCATTGCTTCATCTGATATATTCATCTTTTCACCATCAAAGGCTCTTCTCTCATCTTCTCTGGCTTTGGTGATGAGGGAGTCAACAAATATCTCTATGCTTCTTGGATTGCCAATAACGCCAGTCTTGCCATCTGGTCTACCATTCTCGTGATAACTCCAGAGCAATCTCTCTAGGTCAATTTTCCACGTTTCAATCGTCATCTCTACTTCTGTCTTATTTGAGGGGGTCATTTATCCTCCCTAAACTTATATTGTAAATACTCAACCATTCCTCTTATCGTGTCCTTCAATATTTCAACATCTGCTTCCATGTCTGTTAACCTGGTATAGTCTCTATTAGTTATTATTGCGTTTATATATGCAGTAAGTGGCTTGTCTTTTACTTTTCCCATCTCTTTATCTTTCATAACCTCTCCGTTAATTTATCAAAATCAACATATCTAATAGAGAGTTTTGGATTATCTCTTAACTTCCAATTTCTCTCTCCCATTACCAGCATTTTTGCTTTACCGTTACTTGTTTCTCCCAGAAGGATGCAGTACATGTCATAATCTCTGCAATGATTTACGCTTACACAATGACGGCATTGTAATAAGTGGGTGTAGTCTGCTTTGGTAACTTTATCTTTCATAGGGTGTTTTTCCGTAAACCGTAGTAAATCGCAGTAAACTCTTTATATTCCACTGGTTTCCTTGAGGAGAGAGAGCAATCTTTCAGACACATCTTGTGCGGAGTGTCCATCCCATTCTTTGGCTGTATCGTATGCCACACATCTAAACAAATCCCAATCTTTTAACTCATAATGGTTGCTTATCTGTCCTGATGGAAGTTGTGCCGTTACGATAAACCATCCACCTCCAAAACACTCCTCACCGTCATGATGTCTTTTGCTCTTATGAACGTCATACATCCCTCTGGAATACCACTCATTAAACAAACAGGCGTTGTAGAGCTTTCTAAACTCGTATAGCTCATTGAAAGTGTGATAACCGTCTGATGTTTCGCCAGTTACCACCATCTCCTTTTGGCATTGGGTACGGGTGAGGGTGAGGAGGTTGGCTAAAATATCTTGTATTGCTTTTGTTATATATCCCATTCTAATAACCGTACAGTCTCCAACATCTTTTGCATTTTCTGATTTTGATAGTGCGAGCATGTGAATCTTCATTTTTATTTCTTCGTCAAGCTCTACTTCCTTTGATTGAGTGTTTGGTGATGGGGTCATTTAGTCCTCCTCAATAACTATTTTTACTTCTTGACCGACAATTGACCGATAGTAGTCGTGTTTGCTTTGTGTAAATCTCCTAATCGTTGTCCAGACTTGATTTGATTCCGTGTATAGAAACAAAATCATATACGAACCCCTCTTCGGTAGTGGGTATTGTTCTTCTCTGCCATCGATTGGATATGTGGTGTCGTACCCAAGAAAGTCTGTGGGTAATTTGTCCAACTCAACACACTCCAAGCCAATTAAATAGGTCTTATTTTTATCAACAAGCCCAGGCATTTTGTAATAACGATGACTAAATTTAATTTCTCTCATTCCTTACCCCTTTCTAATTGACTCTCTTGTAGTGTAGATTTCATAGGGTTAATGACCTTCAGGAGTAGTTGGTTTATTAACCACACCACTTTTTAATTGTTTTGGTATTTGACTCCACTCATCTCTTCTAACACTTCCATAATTCATGGTGAACATATACCTAC